AGCTGCCAGCACGGCCCCAATTCTTCGGGCCGATGCCGACGTGGTTGTAGCGGATGCGGCGCTGTACGGCGTCGTAGGGCTGGCTGTTGTAGGTGCCGGGCGTCTCGTCGAGCTCGCAGGTATAGCCGCACGAGAGTTCGCGGCGCTGGCCGGCTTCGACGGCGGCGATCGCGGCTGCGTCCTGCACAGTCACGTTCGCGGCGACGTGCTGGCCGTCCTGGCGCACGTCGTCGCTCACATGACCGATCGCCAGCTTGCGCACGTTCGCCGGGCTGACCATCTCGCTCGGATGCAGGTCAGTCAGCGGCGCAGCGGAGAGCGTGGCCAGCGACGCCGGCGCGAATACCTCCGACGGTGGCCGCAGCTCGCGTACGACGGTGCCATCGGGGCGTCGGTAGTCGAGCACGCCGGCGCGCGTCAGGTAGGCCGGTGCGCGGATGAACCCCTGCGGGGTTGTCTCGATGCTGCCGAGCTCGGCGACGTCGTAGCGGGTGACAGTCATGCCGGCGTGTATTGGCACGCTGCGGCCGTGTCAATGATGTGCCGGGGGGGGGGGGCTGTTGCGGCTCGGCGAGCTCGGCGGCAGGCTTGCCCGGGATGGGCCTAAACTCCTACCGCTGCGAGCTATGCCGGCGCTGTGCCGACCGCTGTGTGGCTTGCCGTGGCCGAGTGGTTGCGGCGCAACAGATGCTGCGCGAGCGGCGCCGCGAGGCGGGTCTATGCGTCATGTGTGGGCGCATGCGGCTCGGCAGCTCGAGCCGGTGCGACCCATGCCGACGGCAGAACAACGCTCTCTCGGCTGCGTCGCATGCTCGTCAGCGCCGCGGCATCTAGGGTGCGGGCTTCGGCGAGAACACAGACAAAGAGATGTGCTTCAACTTCGCGAAGCCCTACCCCAACGGGTTGCGGTCTGCTCGCTCGAGCGCATGAGCAACCACGCAACGCGCGAGCCGATGCAGCGACATGCGACTGCGAACCTACGACGACAAGCGGGCTGTGCTCGAGCTCGGCGGAGCGCTCGAGCTGCTCGTGTACTTCGGGCCCGCAGCCACGCGTGCGGTGTGGATGCTCGGCGGTCGTATGCTCTGCTGGCTCGACGTCGGAAATGCATAGCCCGTGCGCGTGCTTACGGTCGACAAATGCATGCAAGTACATGCATTTGCTTGCATGCATTTGCTGGTATAGTTCGAGGTGTCGAGCCAGCGCGCTCTAGCCTGCGCGCTAGAGTCGGCGAGATGCAGCGCCGGCCGTTTCGAGGTACGCTATCCCGATGGATTGGCCAGTCTCGCCGGAGCTAATGCAGCGTGTTGCGGAGCGCGCACGCGCGACTGAGCGCGACCCTGCGGAGGTGTTCGACGAAGTGCTGCGGGCCGGGCTCGAAGCGCTCGACAGCGCCGAGGACGCGGCGATCGCGCTCGGAGATGCCGAGGTCGCGCGTGGTGCGGTCGTGGAGCATGGCGAGGCGATGCGCAGGCTCGACGCGCTGCTCGGACGGATTGGGCCGCGGCCTCAGTGAGAGTCGCTTGGGCTGAGAGCGCACTCGCGCAGCTCGAGCAGCTCGTCGAATACATCGGCCGCGAAGACTTGGCGGCGGCCTATGCCATTCGCGACCGAATCGTCGAGCGGGTCGAGCAGCTGCGCTCGTTTCCTGAGCTCGGGCCGACGGGCAAGCGCGGGACTCGTCAGCTCGTGATCGTGGGCACGTCCTATGTCGCGTCCTACCGCGTGCGGTCGGACGTGGTGCACATCGTCGCGGTGTGGCACAGCGCGCAGCGCCGCTGATGCGGGCGCGAAGGCGTCACTTGTGGTCGTCTTCTTTCTCCTTCGCTTTTGCGTCTGGCTTGACGCTATCGCTTGCTCGTTGAAGCACCGCAGCCACTTCTCCGATCGGAGTCCGTGTCGCCGGTCCAAAGTCGATGTCTGATGGCGTGAAGAGTTTTGCCGTTGCCTCAAGTGCGGCGTGGTCGCCGTTTTGGCTTAGGGCGAGCGCATCGGCGCGGCCATCGTAGAAGGCAGCGAGCCGGAGGCTATAGCGAAACGCCGACACAAGAACCTGCATCACGAAGAACGAGAAGATCACAAGGCCGGCCCGAAAGCTGACCGTTTCCCAGAGTTCAGGCGCGGCGCCACCGCGGTCCTTCACCCCTACGAACATCATCCACACCACCCATCCAACAAAGAGGATTATTGCCTGCGCTCGAGTGGCGCGATCCTTGTGGACTCCTGCCCGGAGGCGGAGAGAGCGAGCGATAGTTATGCGCGGTGCAAGCCGAGCTGTCTGCGAGTCCGGTTCAGCGGTGCTCGTTGACTTGAGCGCGAGAAGCTGCGCGCGCAGGTCCTCGTTGTCGGCCATGAGCTTTTCATAACCAGAACCGGTCCGTTTAAGACTCTCTCTAGTCGTAAAGAACCTGAAGGCAACGAACAGCGCCATGGCAACTGTCGCAAAGAGTTCGATAAGCTTCGACCCGTCGCCGAGCCACCAATAATTTCCCATGGCTCACACGCTCCAGTAAGCAAGCGAAGGGCTAGCGTTGCGGTCGTTTCTGCATGCAAATGCATGCATGTATTTGCATGCATTCTCAGCACCGATAGTGCTTGAAAAGCAGCGCGAAAGCCTCGGAGAGAAGCCGCACGCGGCTCTTGCCACTCGACTCGACGAGCCGTTCGAAGCGCTCGTGATCGGCGAGCGCGACATAGCTCGAAAACGGTAGCTTGCGGGCTGCTGTCGCCGCGGCAGCGGGCGCCGGCTTCGCTCGCTTGGGAGTCGGCGGCTCGAGCGGCGCAGTGGCTGCCGGAGCCGGATACTCGGGCTCGACGCTCTGCTGCGTGAACCCGGCGAACTTGCCCTTAGCCATGCGCGCGCGCTCCTTCGCTCGAGCCGTCGCACTGCTCGCCAACCCAGCGCCACAGGGCGCGCAGTTCCTCTTGACCCTTGAGTGTGCTCGGGTCGCGTCCGGGTGACTCGAGCAGCGTGGCTCCGCTGTCGACGACGTCGATCATCGGCATGCGCAGCTGAACGTGTGCGGCTGCGGCCGGCAAGCCATAGACGCTCGTGAGGGCGAGCGCGCAAGCATCGTTCAGAGCGCGGCTGTTGCGACCCTTATTGACCACGAAGAAGCTCGGCCGGCCGATTCTCTTCGCGAGCTTCGCGGTGGGCGCCATGCCGTCCATGTCGAGACGCGAGGGCGTGCACGGCATGAGTACGAGATCGGCCATCTCGGCAGCGAGCGCCGCGAGCTCGCTCACGCCGGCGGCCGTGTCGATGAATAGCCAGTCGATGCCGTCGGCGCGCGCTGCTTCGACGGCGGCGCGTAGCGTCTTGGGATCGCCGACCCATGCGACGGGTGGCGATGCCTTGCCTTGCAGCTTCTCGCGGCTCTGCTGCCACTTCGTGGCGCTGCGCGAAGAGTCGCAGTCGATGACTGCCACAGCGTGGCCAGCAGCGTCTGCGAGCGTTGCGAACGATAGGGTCAGCGTGGTCTTACCCACGCCGCCTTTCTGAGCGACGAAAGCGACAATGTACATCGGGTGCATACCTATCAGGGAGCTGCGCGTGGCTGCAAATAAATGCATGCACTTGCTGTTATATGCATGCAACGGACTGGTCTAACGTAGCGTCATCACTATGGTTTGCTGGCTCTAGTCTGCGCGCTGTAGCTCGGCGGCTCGAGCTTCGAAGCTTGGCGCGCATGCTCACGCCACAGCGTGGCGAGTGCGGCGTCAGCTCGCAACGAGACGTGCACCGCGGAGCGCTCCCAGCGAGCCGGACCGAGCCCGACGCAGGGCGCCGAGCGCCAGCCGCACATGCAGCCAGCGCCGACGACGAGCACGCCGGCGATCACGAGCTCGGCGTCGCAGGCTCGCGAGCCGAGCGCACGAAGCGGCTCGCGGTAGCACTCCGGCAGCCGGGCGAACGGCCGGCGCGTGCGGAGCTCGACAGCGCCGGCGCGCGGCATCCAGTTGCGTGGCACGTAGCCGACGACGTAGCCGTCGAAGCGCTGCGCGTGTGTTCGTGGCATGGCTCGGCCTATCACTCCGGCGGCAGGTTGTAGCCATCGGCTGAGGTAATCGGCGGTGCCTGCTCGAGCGGGTCGCCGTCGAGCAGCATGTGCAGCCGGGCATATTCGCTGAACGTACCGCGCCAGCCGCGCGAGCGAAGCTTCTCGAGCCGCACCGTCGCGAGCCAGCTTTCGCCGGCGGCGTCGAACGGAATAATCGGCACGCCGTCGGCGCCGAGCTTGACCCTGGGTGTGTCTGACATGGGTTACTGGATGATGGCCATCCAGTTTTCGCTCTCGTCGTCGAGCTCGATGCGGGGTCGGCCTGTCATGGGGAGTCTTTCTGCGCGCGCTCTCGTCTCGCGCGCTCATTCTGGACAAAGGCATCAGCCGTCTCGTTGGCTAAGCCGACGATGGTCTTCGTGCTGAAGACGAACGGCGGCCACTTCTTGCCGCCGGCGAAGGCATCGCTGCTGATGTGCCAGCGTCGGTCGACGAACTTGAGGAAGTGATGGTGACCGATTTGAATCGGCGAGTCCTTGAACTCCGCGGCCAGCTGTTCATCTAGAGGAAGCCCAGTCTGCGGATCACAGTCGACCTTCGAAGCAAAACCTTCGACCAAAACGGCATACATTTTGGAGCCATGGCCGTGGCTCACAAACGGGCCCAGCGCATCATCGCGAATCGGGCTTATCCGGTAATCAAGCTTCGCCAGCTCAAGCCCGTTCTGGGTGCGTTGCATCAGGCGAATGTTTTCCCAATCTCCAGCTCGCATGAACTCATCGACTCGCTCTTTCAGCTGCCGCTCGTGCTGCGTGGCGCTGAGCGCTCTTATGCGATCGGCGACTCGCTCGTGCTGCTTAGTAAAGTGGTAGCCAAGGTCTTCGCCGATGAAGAGGAAGAGGAGGCTTGTTGCGATGTTGATCGCGAGGCCACCGCGATAGCTTGCCAGCCAACCCGAAGCGCATTGCGGCAGCGGGACGAACAGCAGCGCAACCATGACTACCAAAACAGCACCCCAAGCCATCCGCCAAGCGTTGCGCTTCAGCCAGGGGTCTGCCGGCTGCTCGTCTGGGTAAGCGGACTCATCGTACGTTGTGTAGTCTTGGAAGCTTCGACTCTTCTTCAGTGCTGAGAGTAGGCGGTTGTGGTCGTTCACGGGAACGGCTTTTCCTTCACGCTCTGCGCGAGCACGATGCGACGTGCTACTCGGTCTGCGAGCTCGCTCATAGGCCGTCCGCGGCGTTGTGCGGCCCGAAGAGACGCGCATCGCGCACATAGGTCGCGAGCATCGCCGGCGACTGCCAGCGACCCTGGCGCATGATGTCGCGGTCGTGCTTGCCGCTGCGTGCGGCACTCGTCGCGAGACCTGCGCGCAGCGAGTGTCCCGAGTAGTCGCCGTCGAGACCAGCGGCGCCGGCGGCCTGCTTGACGATGTCAGCGACGGCGCGATCGGTGAGGCTCTTGCCGAGCCGGCCGTTCGACAGCGACCGGAACACGCGACCATCTCGGATGCCGGCGGCATCGAGCCAAGCGCGCAGCGTGCGCACGGGACAGTTCGCCGCGAACCGACTCGCCGGCAGCCCGACGACGACGCCTTTGCCTTCCTGGTCGGTCTTCGAGCGCCGCACGCGGACCTTGAGACCTTCGGTCGCGAAGCTGATGTCTGAGACGCGCAGTGCGACGAGCTCGGAGCGCCGGAGGGCGCCGACGAAGCCGAGCACGAGCAGCGCGCGGTCGCGGCGACCCGCGAGCGTGCTCGGCAGGGCCTGCACGACGGCGCGCAGGTCTTCGGCGAGCAGCGGCGCGACGCGGCGAGCTGCGACGCCATGCGTGCGGCGGATGCCGGCGAGCGTGTCTTGCACGGCCTGGTCGAGGTGCGGCAGCTCGCCGGCGGCAACGCCTGACTGACGATGCGTAAAAGCGATCGCGGAGATCGCCTGCGCAAGAGTCGCCGGGCGCACTGCGCTCGAGCGGTCGGTCAGGTAGAGCCGGAGTGTCGCCGGTGCACATGGCATCGGCTCGAGCTGCCGAGCCGAGCACCACTCTTCGAACACACGCCACTGCGACGCGTAGACGCGCAAGGTGTGGTCGGAGCGCTTGCGCTTGGCATAGGCCACAGCCTGGCGCGCGACGTCTGAGAGCGGCGGCAGGACGGCAAGGGCAGCCCGGCGGCGGCGCGTGTCGAGTCGGACGATCTGGGCGATGTCGTCGGGCATGCGTGTCGGACCTTCGGTGCTTGCCTTCCGATAGCTAAAAGTATCGGAAGGCGCCGAGACTCTAGCTTGCAGGCTCTAGCGTCGTCAACCTTGAGTGTGTGACGGCGCAGTGCATTTGTCACTCGGTAAGGTTGACGACGGTGCAGGCAGCTGGTAGCTGCGTTGGCATGGCGAAGCCTGCACCCTCACGACTTAGACCGAAGACTTCCCAGTTCAGCATACGACTGCCGGACTCCGCAGCCGACCGAGCCGACAGGCTGCTCGAGAACGAGCTGCTCGAGCGGCTGCCGCCCTCTGTGCAGCGGCTGTTTGTGTCCCGCGGGGCTGTCCTGCGCGAGTGCTTACTCCGCGGCCTGGACGGCTTCGAGAGCGACATAGGACTCACGCCGATGGAGCAGTCGAGCCCGGCGCCGGCGGCGAAGCCGAAAGGGAAGGGCCGTAAGGCGGGCTGATGGCCGAGTGGCTCGAGCGTATGCGTGCTGTGCAAGTGCCAGTCGTGGCCACTGCGCTCGGCGTCGAGTCGACGACGCGCGGCAAGTGGACGGCGCCTTGCCCATCCTGCAACGCCGCGAAGCGGCACACGAAGAGCCGCGATCGCCGCGGCGCCATCGGCGTCCGTCGAGACGGTGCGGGCTGGCGCTGCTTCCAGTGCGACGCCGCCGGCGACGCGCTCGACTTCGTGGCATGGCAGCGCTGCGGCGGCCGATTCTCAGAGCTCGCCGAGCACCACAAGGTCGAGGTGCGCGAGTGGTGCTCACGCTGGCTCGGCCTTGACGGGCCGACCAGCTACGCACCACAGCGGCCGAGCTCTCCGCCGCTCAGAGCAGCCGAGCCGGAGCCGCCGCCGAACTATCCACCGCTCGAAGAGGTCGAGGCACTATGGCGCGACTGCGTGCGCGTCGACGAGGTTGTCGAGGTCGCGCAGTGGCTCACGGCGAGGCGCATCGACGCGCAGGTCGTCGCCGATCGCGACCTTGCTCGAGCGCTGCCGCTCGAGCTGACGCGACACATGCCGCGGTGGGCGTGGTTTCGTCAGGGCGAGCACGGGCCCCGTGTGACCTGGCACGACGCCGGTTACCTGCTCGTCGTGCCAATGGTCGATGCTCGCGGCGCAGTGCGCAGCCTGCTCGCGCGATGCGTGCGCGAGGGCGTCGAGCCGAAGTCTCGCGCAGCGAGCGGCTTCGAGCGCCGCGGCCTAGTGCTCGCGTGTCCGCTGGCTCGGCAAGTGCTCGCGAGCGGTCGCCGGCCGGAGTGGTGGCCGAGCGACGAGCCGATACAGCTCGAAGTGTGCGAGGGCGAGAAGAAATGGTGCATGCGGTCGACACTTCGCGGCGATGCCGCCGAGTACGCGCCAGCCGCGATCGGCATCGAAAGCGGTTCGTGGACGGACGAGCTCGCGGCACGCATTCCCGATGGCGCTCGCGTCTACATCGCGACGGACCACAACGACGCCGGCGCAAAGTACGCGACGCGCATCGTTCAATCACTGTATGGTCGCAGTGCAGTTCAGATTGTTTTGCGACCTGGATATAGCCTTGTGGCCATGAACACTGTGAGGTGTGTATGAGCATCTTCGACGAAGACGACGACGACCTGCACGAGCGCGGCGAGACGATGTCGACCGCGGCCGATGGAACGGTGGTCGAGCGCGCTACCGTACAGCCGATACAGCCGATCGAGGCGCGACCGTTCACGTCCACGGAGCTTTCCGGACTCGCCGAGCGCGTGCCGTGCCTCTTTTACGTCGACGGTGGGCCGTATGGCGCCGGCGCCGGCATGATGCCCCGTGGCATCTCCGCCATGTTGGCGGGCGCGCCGGGCTCGGGTAAGTCGTGGCTCGCGCTGGAACTGCTGCTCGCAGCCGCCAACGGCGGCCCACTGTTTGGCGTCAAAGACGTGCCTGGCCTACCGTATGTTCGCGAACAGGATGCAGGGCGCGTGTTGTTTATATCGCTCGAGGACACACGCGAGATGGTCGGACAGCGCCTGCGCGACATCTGCGCGGCTCGCGGGTTGTTGGAGGAGTGGCAGCGCGACGCGTACCTGTCGCGCCTGCATATCATGTCTTGGAACGATGCCGACGTGCGCGCCTGCAAGAAGCGCGCGCTCGTGCGCTACTCGGCAGCAGACAGCTCTGTGAGTCGGCTCGAGCTGTTCGATCGCGTGAGCGCGAGACTGGCGGTTCCGGGCGAGCCTTGGTCGCTGATCGTCGTCGACACGCTGGCGCGGTCGGCGCGCGGAGAAGTCGAAGCGAGCGCCGAGGCAGCAACCGATGTGATTCAGGAGTTTGAAGAGTGGACGCAGATCGCAGGCAACCCTACTGTGGTCGTGCTGCATCACACGCGTAAGTCTGACGCCAACCTCGACAACCCTGGCAAATGGCTGCAATCTGCACTGACACAAGATGCTGTGCGTGGCTCGAGCGCGCTCGCCGGCGCTGTGCGCTGGCTCGGCGTGTTGGCCAAGCTCCGCATCGATGTCGACAGCGACAAGCGCACACCAAGCCTGCCGCTGCGCAATGCGTTTTTCGAGGTCGCAAAGACCAATGGCGCGGCCGAAGATGCGATGTCACGATTGCATCTCGTGCCGGAAGAACGCGGCGTGCTGCGTCTAGCGCACGAGCTCGAGCGCGCAGCATGGAACGAATGCATGCAGCAACCTAGCAAGCGCGAGAAGTCGAGCGAACCACATGGCAGCGCACCGCCAAGCAGGCGCACCAACGGCAGCAGTAGTCAGCCACGGCCGTTCCATGACCCACGGGATACAGATTGATGCGAAGCGCACCTGACAAGCTGCGCGAGCTTCTGCCGCGAATGTGGGATGATCCCGATGCCACATCGTTCGATTTCATTCTCGAGGGGATTAGAGCTGTCGAGCTCATCGAGTCGGTCGCCGAGGGTGAAGTCACAGAAGCAAGGGAGTCCACCGGGCCGGAGTCCACATACGCGATCCTGCGCGACATCGCGCAGGAAGCGATTTCTGCTGCACACCAGCGGCCAGTGCAGGCGTACGAGCGCGACGCACTCGCGACCGCTGCAATGCAGCGCATCCGCGTCCTGCGCAATTCAATGGCGTCGGTCGACGTGCCGTATGGAACGACACTCACTACCATCGATGAGCGAATAGCCGCGGCTAGAGACTTCTCAGCGGCGCTCAATAAAGCCTTTATCGCCTGTCTGAAAGGCTGCGGTCGCACGGGCAAGCAGCGCGCCGCAGAGTGGTTGGCGAAAGACGACCCGAGCAAAGATCCCTGGCGACTATGGCGGCTCGAAAAGCGTTCGTCTCCAGGGCTAAATCTGCTCGTCAAAGCGCTGTGGATGGATGAGGTTCGCAGCTCACCGGCGCTCGTCGAGAGCGTGCACGAGGACGTTATCACCGCGCACTCGAAGGCGTTTGCATCCGAGACGAGCCGCGGCCAGCGGACGCTGCGGTTTGGCAGCACCGAGCCGGTCATCGCAGAGGTTTCGAAGCAAGCGGAGCAAGCAACGACCCTGCCTGCTCTGCCAGACGACACCGTCGCGCAGCTCTCAAAGCTCGTACAACGCGGTGCCAGCCTGCTCGGCAACATCACCGCGCATCGCGTTTTGCGGTGGGAGATCATGACTGGCTTCGCACGCGTGATGGCAGGCATCACCGATGCACGCGCCATCAAAGTCGATGGCGGATGGGATGGCCTAGCCGACCAACTCAAAATCGGCAGCAGCAACAAGCTCACGCAAGAACTGCGAGCGATCGTGCATGCGCAAGCGTGCTGCTGGCTTTCTCTGCCAGATGGCTCGCGCGGCAACCTGCTAGCAGTGCGCGACATACCAGCGGTCGGGCGTCGCAGGTCGCAGCTCGAGATCGTGCTCGGCACGATGCTGCTGCCGCATTACGGGTTCCAGCTGCCTAGCAAACCCGAACACAAGCGCCTCGTGCCAATCGTGGAACTGCCGCCGATGGTTGGCCGTCCCGCCGACCACAGCGCGCAAGCAACGGCATCGATGCTCGTCATGCGCGAGCTACGTCGACGGGCTCCCGAGCTATACCTAAGCGGCGCTGTCGTGCTCACGCTCGAGCGATGGGCGGAGTTGTTTAGCGCCGCGCATCTGCCATCCGCGCTGATCGGTCGTGTCCTGGACCGATGGACAAAAAGCGACACAGACGCGCCCGCATTCCTGCACCGCGTCGACGACGACGCTTACACACTCGGCGACTCGCACGCGCGCGCTCGCAGCTTCCTGCTCGAAGCGGGCAAGATCGAGCTCGACAGCTCCGAAGCTGGCCGCAGAAGTGCAGCTGCTCGTCGCCGCCATAGGACGCCCAAGTGAGCGTGACCATAGGTTCCCCCAATGCCGGGCGATAGGTTCCCCCAATGCCGGGCGATAGGTTCCCCTAATGGGGTGGAGTTTTTGGTGAAACCATTGAGCTTTTCTCCAAAAATCGTCAACGGAACGGAACGGTAGTGTTGTTCCCGGCGCTGCCGGGCCCGATTCCGGGCTGGCTGCCCGGAACCGGTCCCGTCAGCTTGGCGAGGCCGGAGGATGAACCCACGCATGCCGCAGAGTTCAGCTGCGTATCTGGCTGGCTGCCCCGCGATAGACGGCTCGAAGATGCACGGCAGCATCTCGGGACCTTCGCGGCTCACAGCGGCGGCTAGGTGCCTTCCTGGCCGAGTGAACCGAGAGAGCTTTAGAAGGTGCGATTTTGACCCACATCTAGGACTCTCGCGACGTCGGCCGCTGGCAGCGGCATGCGAGCAGAGCTCTTCCCTCGGGTCGAATGCGCTTGCCGCTGATGGCTGCAAAAGCGCGCGGTGAGTGACTACGCGAGGTCGACCGACGGCACTTACTACACGATGGAGCTGCTGGACGGCGGCTGCGGAATAGCGGGGACTATTTCGAGGTGGAGCAATGCTCCGAGCGGGGCAAAGACCTAGCGCAGCGGAGCGCGAGACACCGCGCGATCCGCCGCCGTGCGCTGCGGTGCGTTCGGGGGCCGTTAGGCTGACATGTGCACCTGTGCCGTGCTCGGTCTCTACCCTATGATTCAAACATGCCCGCGCTCGTGCACGGTGCGGTACGTGGAGAAGTAAACATGTTGACGTTTTTGATTGATAACTTTGGTGTTGCGGGTTGTGTGATCGCGGCGCTCCTGTGCATGGCGATGGGTAAAGTCCTCATGCACTTGGGTCAATGAAGTTCAAGCGCGGCTTCGCGGCGACCGGAGGTTATCGGCAGCAGGTTGTTGAAGTCGTGCGCGCTGCCTAGCGTCGCAGCTCGGCCATCAGTCGAGCTCGAGCGTCGCGGGACATGCGCCACTTGGCGTCGGACATGGCGCCGAGTACGTAGCCGGCTTGCTCGAGCGTCAAGTCGGTGTCGAAGCCGAGCCGCTTCAACGTGCGCGCTTGCTTGAGCGTGCACAGCCCGGCCGCACGTCGCTGCTCGAGCACGCCGAAGAGCGCCGACGCCTGCGCTCGGCTGATGTTTCCGAGGTCGTCGAAGCCGGCGCGCTCGAGCGCTTCGAGCTGCCGCGGCGTCGCCGGCGTGCCGCCGTCGGAAGCCTGGCCGAGCGCTTCGAGCAGCTCGGCGACGTCGAGCTGCGGAGCCGCATACACGACGCCGACTTCCCGAATCCAGCGCCGGCGCTCGAGCCCGACGAGTAGCCGCTCCTTCTCTTTGCGGTCGGCCTTGTCCTGCTTGGTCTCGGGCAGGTCGTCGCCGGCGAGCACGTCGAGCGGGCTCGCGAGCCGCATGCGCGACATGCGACCGGGTTGGAAGTCGAGCACGAGGCACGACGTCTTGCCCGGCGCAGTGCGCGTGCCGCGGCCGATCATCTGAGCGACGAGCGCACGCGTGCCAGTGGGCCTCACAAGCGCGATGCAGTTCGTCGCCGGGTCGTCGAAGCCTTCGGTCCACAGCATCGCGTTGCAGACGACGTTGACGCGCTTGGCGCGGTAGTCGGCGAGCACGGCCGCTCGAGCGGCGTCGGACATGGAGCCGTCGACGGCGGCAGCGGAGACGCCACGGGCGCGCAGCACTTCGGCAAGTGCGTGGGCCTGTTTGACGCCGACTGTGAACGCGAGTGTCTGCCGGCCGGCGCCGAGCTCGACGAGCGGGCCGGCAATCTCGTGCAGGACGCCATCGCGAAGCAGCTCGGCTTCGAGCTCGTCGGCGGCGAGCTCGCCGGCGCGCATCTTCACGCGCGACAGGTCGAGCGACTGCACTTCGACAGCACGCACTTCGAGCGGCGCAAGCCAGCCGGCCTTGATGCCGTCGCGCAGCTCGAAGCGGTAGGCCGTCGAGTCGAACACGACGCGCAGCCCGACGCCGTCGCCGCGGTCGGGCGTGGCAGTCACGCCGAGCACCTTCGCCGGCGTGAAGTAGTCGAGGATCGTGCGGTAGCTGGCCGCCGTGGCGTGATGGCACTCGTCGACGACAATCAGACGGAAGGTGTCGCGCTGGTAGCCGGCGAGCCGATCGCGTTGCAGGGTCTGCACGCTGGCGACGATGGCGTCGGGCATCTCGAGCGGGCCCACGCTGCGCGCAGCCTGTTCGATGCCGGCGCGCAGACCGAGCTTGCGCAGGGTCGCCGCAGCCTGCTCGAGCAGCTCGGCGCGATGGGCGAGCACGAGTGTCCGGCCGCCGTGTGCTGCGAGGTCGCGAGCGATAGCCGCGAAGGTGACAGTTTTGCCTAAGCCCGTGGCGAGCACGAGCAGAGTAGAGCGCACGCGCTCGTGTTCGCGAGCCACTGCGGCGACGGCTTCATGCTGGTAGGGGCGCAGTTCCATGCGTTAGGGGGATCGACGGAGTGCACTGATTCCGTCATGCTTAAGATCGTATGGCGCTACAATTTGTGCAAGCGAAGCGCGCGCAATCGCATGCGCGCATAGCCATTGTTGGGCCTCCGGGCTCGGGCAAAACATACAGTGCGCTGCGCATAGCTGCGGGGCTCGGGTGTCAGCGCATAGGGCTCGTCGACTCGGAGCGCGGCAAGTCTCGGAAGCAGTCAGGCAAGGGCGTCGAGTTCGGCGTCGTCGTGCTTCCGAACCATGCACCGCGCATGTATTGCGAAGCGCTCGAAGCCGCGGCGAAAGCCAACATCGACGGCGTAATCATCGACAGTCTGTCTCATGAGTGGATGGGTGAGCAGGGCGCGCTCGAGATGGTCGCGACGATGGCCCGCAACAGTGAGTCGGGCAACGAGTTCGCGGCGTGGAAGACAGTCAGCCCGGAACACGCTCACCTGTTCGACTTGATTTTGCAGTACCCCGGGCATGTGATCGGCACGATGCGCAGCCGCAAGGCATACGAGATGGTCGAGGTCCAGAACCGAGCGGGGCGCACGGTGAAGCAGCCGCGCGAAGTCGGGCTCGAGCCGGTGCAGCGCGAGGGCTTCGAATATGAGTTCGACGTCGTCGGCTACTTGGACGCCGAGCATCGTTGGACGATCACTAAGACGTGCTGCGAGACCTATCCGCGGGGCGCAGTGGTGCCGCAGCCCGGTGCGGAGTTCGGGCAGCGTTTCGCGTCCTGGCTCCGCAACGGCACCGCTGACGCTCGCGTTGCAGAGCCCGGAGCGCGAACCCATGACGGCTACGGCGCCGCTGCGATGGGTGGCGACTGATGGCCCGTCCGACGCTCTACACGGCGAAGCTAGGCCGAGCGATATGCGCGATGGTCAAGGGTGGCGTGACACTGCGCGTGGCAGCGCGCAGGCACGGCATTGCACGCGCCACGCTGTACAACTGGCTCGCGCATGGCGAGAAAGGGCGCGAGCCGTATGCGGCCTTCCGCGAGCGGCTCGAGCGTGCGCAGGCAGCGTGCGAGGTCCGTCTGTCACTCAACCTGTTTGAGGCTGCGAGAGATGACTGGCGAGCGGCTGCGTGGTTTCTCGAGCGGCGTTTTCCCAAGCGTTGGGGCTCGAAGCGCACGCTTGACGTTGTCAGGAAGACGCCGGCCGACATGACCGACGACGAGCTCGAAGCCGCGATCGAGGAGCTCGGCTATGTCCGTCGCGACCGAGTCGCCGAGCCTATGCAGTAGTTTCTGGACACTGCGAGTGTTTCAACGCCTGCGTGTGTCCAGAAACGCCGCCGACGGCTGCGAAGCGCAAGGCGCCGCCGAGGGCCCGTCCCCGTCCACTCGTGGAGGGCCCCCGGCGTTCAATGGACACACACACGCAACTGAAGGGAAGTCTTATCACTGCTTCGACGAGCTCAGCGGCGAGCGCCACGGGGCTCGATAGGCGCTCGAGCTCGAAGCGTCGGCACGGAGTTTTGACCGCGAAGAGGCGAGCGGCTGCGTCCACGGCGAAGGCGCAAACACTCGTTGCGGCGCCGCCGTGTGGCGTCCTTCGAGGATGGCGTGCACGTCGTGGTTGCCGCCGGCGTCGACGCGCTGGGGCTGAGCGGCCGGTGTCGTGCGCGCAGCGGCCGCAGCTTGCAGCGATGTGTCGAGCGGCTGTGTCCACTCCGGGTCGAAGACGCGAGGCGGCGCAAGTCGCTTGGCGTCGAGTATGCCGTGCACGTCGTCGGCGTCGATGGCGTCGAGGCGCGGCTGCGGTCCCATGCTCGCGGGCAGCTTGCCGGCGAGGATCGCGGCGACGTCGTTGTCGTCGACGTAGTCGTGCGCGTCCTGCTTGGGCGCGGCGCCGGGCTTTTTCGGCTGCTCGAGCCGCGGCATGCCGGGTTGCGGCGCCGTCGAGTCGAAGTAGCTGCGCACGTAGGTGTCGCTCTTGCCGCGCAGGTCGAGCGTCGGCTGCATGTGGTGCAGCACGGCCTCGTGTATCTCGCGGTCGCTCTTCGCATCGGCGGCGATGGTCGGCAGTACGATGCGCGCTCGCTCGAGCAGTGCGGTGCGTGCGGCTACTTCGGCGTCGAGGCGGGTTGGCGTCTTGGTCTTGGGTGGCATGGCTCGCTTACTCGGGCTGGGGGCTGTGCAGCCGTTGGCGGTGGTCTACGAGGTGGTCGAAGAGCGCTTCGACGTAGTCGTCGCTGCGGTCGTCGAGCGTGCGCGGCTCGCGGCCGTCAAGGCGCGAAATGACGAGCTCGCGAAACTCGCGCACGTTCGCGTAACCCCTCTCGGGTCGCAGCCAGAGCAGCGATGCGAGAGAGTCGTGCATTACAGCGTCACTTCGACGATCGCCGGTTTGCCGACGGCAGCACCGACGATGACGCGCAGGTAGGTTGCGGCGACGGCGTTGCCGGCGTCGTCGTCGTTGCGCAGTGCGCCGAGCAGCGTGCCGGGGCTGCCGACGGTGAAGCGCACGAAGGGGTTTGTGCCAGCTGCGAGCGCGGTCTCGGCGACGATGGCGATGCGGCCGCGGCGCATGACTGGCACGAGTCCGTTGATGCGATAGGGCGGCTCGGGATAGGTGGCATCCCACAGCACGAGCCCGACGACGCTCTCGAGTGTCGTCACGTCGGCCGAGCTCGCGGGCGCGACGATGGCGCGCGGCTCGGCCTGCACGGCAGTGTCATAGATCGCGAGCGTGCCGACCTGAATAGGTGCGGTCAGGGCGCGACCTGTCGCGTGCGCGCTTGGGTAGCCTTCGATTCGCTGGCCGTGGACGGCGATAGGTTGGTCGAGGTAGCCGTAGCCGGATGTCTGCATGGGTGAGGTTTCCTCTCGGTTAGCGGAGCCGTTCGAGGTTCGAGGCGAGTGGCTGGCGCCAAGGCGCGGGCTCGTAGCGTCGCGGGCTTGGCGCGACGACGTGCGCGTGTCCTCCGAGGATGGCGTGCACGTCGTCGGCGTTGTTGTGGTGTTGGTCGACGACGACGCTTGTGCGGTGCCGGGCGCGCTCGGCGTCGGCTTCGTGCCGGGCGATGACGGCGTCGAAGCGGCTGCGCACGTAGTCGTCGCTCTCTCGGCTCACGTCGAGCTTGCGGTCGAAGCGCTGCAAAACGCGCTCGTGAATCCTGCGCGCGGTCCACGTCCTGTCGAGCTGTTGCCAGTCGTCGTCGTCGAGCACGCGGCGAACCTGCGCGAGCAGCACGGCGCGCGCTTGCACGAGCTCGTCGACGCGGTCGGCGGCATCGGTGCGCGACTGCTCGAGCTGAGCGCGCAGCGCGGCGACTTGGATGCGCAGGGCATCGCGCTCGGCAAGTAGCGCGTCCTGTTCGCCGATGTCGCCGAGCTGCTGCTCGAGCGCGGCGACCTGGGCGCGCAGGGCATCGCGCTCGGCAAGCACGGCGTCGAGCTCGTCGTCCGTCGGGTCGGGCGCCGGCGCGTCGATGGGCGGGGCATTGAGGCGGCTCGCGGCGACGGCGTCGGCCGCGTCGAGGCGCATCACTTCGGGCTGGTCGCTGGTGTCGTCGGCGTCGATGCGGAGCGCCACAGAGCTGCCAGCTCGGCCCCAATTCTTCGGGCCGATGCCGACGTGGTTGTAGCGGATGCGGCGCTGTACGGCGTCGTAGGGCTGGCTGTTGTAGGTGCCGGGCGTCTCGTCGAGCTCGCAGGTATAGCCGCACGAGAGT